GACCGAGTGGATCGCCTACCCTACGAGGACGACGACGAGGACTAATGAAGCGCATTGTCATAGTGAGTGACCTACAGGTTCCCTTCCACGATAGACACGCAGTCAAGAATCTAGCCAGTTTCATCAGCAAGTTTAAGCCGCACGAAGTAGTCACAATAGGTGACGAGATTGATTTCAACACAATTAGCAAGTGGGCAGAAGGGACGCCTGAGGCCTATGAGCAGACTCTTGGAGAAGATCGCGACGAGGCTGTTCAGGTACTTTACGACTTACAGGTAACCCAGATGATTAGGTCTAACCACACAGACCGTCTCTATAATCAGATCATGAGGAAGATCCCCTCATTCCTATCCTTGCCAGAGCTGCGCTTCGAGAAGTTCATGCAACTCGATGAGCTTGGGATCACCTTTCATAAGAAGCCTTACAACATCGCGCCGGGCTGGATAGCAGTCCATGGAGACCACACCCCTATCAAGTCTCAAGGCGGTCTCTCAGCCCTTGAGGCAGCCCGTAGGCATGGCAAGAGCGTAATCTCAGGACATACTCACAGAGCGGGCAGATCGTCCTTCTCAGAGGCCTCTGGAGGCCGTTTAGGGCGTGTTCTGCATGGCGTTGAGGTTGGCAACCTTATGGACTTTAGCAAGGCCTCATACACCAAGGGAACGGCGAACTGGCAGCAAGCATTCGCCATCATGTACGTCGAAGGCAAGAACGTGCAGGTTGATCTCATCTACATTGAGAAGGATGGAACCTTCGTAGTCTCAGGCAAGCGGTACGGTCGCGCTAGATAAACGTTATCAATTCGTTATCTCGATTTACCAATTTTCCCCCTTAGGTCATGAGACAGTTAAGCCACGGATGAAGGGCATCCACAGAAGGGCTTAAATATGTTCGATCCATCAGCAGGCGACGTTCTAGTCATGATAATCATTGGAGCTATGTACTTCCATTTAGGACGCATCGTTGGAGTTCGTGTAGGTTACCTCAAAGGCCGCAAAGCCGTGCAGGCCTACTACGACAAGAAGGAAAAGGTAAGAGCGTGAACGCAGGTGACTTTCTCACAGAAGCAAAAGCAATCATTCAAGACCGTGGCTTGGACTACGGTCACCCGTCAGACAATATGCAGCGAACAGCACGACTCTGGAGCGCATATCTCGACATGCCACTTACTGACTATCAAGTGGCTAATTGCTTGGCATTGGTCAAGCTCGCACGGAGTATGGAGTCAGCAAAAGTCGATACATACATCGACGCTGCAGCGTATTTGGCAATAGCCGGGCAACTACACACACAGGAGAATGAACTCTATGTTTAATCTAGAAGATTACGAGACAGTTGAAGAGCGTCTAATTAAGTATTGGAAGGATCATCCAGATGGCCAGATTCACACTAAAATCATTGAACACTCAGGCAGCCGTTTTATTGTTGAGGCTTCTATATATCGCACAGAGGCAGACCTTCGGCCGTGGACAACAGGGCTCGCAGAAGAGACTGGTCAAGGGCGTGGGGTTAATGCGACAAGTGCGTTGGAAAATTGTGAGACAAGTGCTATCGGTAGAGCGTTGGCTAACGCCGGCTACGCAACAAAGGGAAAGCGAGCGTCACGAGAGGAAATGGGCAAAGTCGCTCAAGCGACGCAAGTAAAGGCTCAGATCGATCAAGTAAAGGCCAAGATGGCTGACACATCTGGCGAGTACATTCCAGTAGTAAAGGAAGAGGATGTATGGACTACCAAGCCGGCGAATATGCCCAACACCATGGAGGAAGCCGTTGCGACGGTGAAAGAAATCATTGGCGGCCAGACAGAGAAGGACATCCCCAAGTGCCAACATGGAGACATGATCTGGAAGACGGGGACGAGTAAAGCTGGCAAGCCGTGGGGTCACTTTAAGTGCCCTTATGCAGTCACAGGAGAACTAACTCGATGCCCTGCACCGAATGACGTGATTTGGTATGAGATTAATAAAGAGGGCGCATGGCAACGCCAGAAGGAGCGCATGTAATGGGTAAATTACAGTTCATGAACCAAGACGGTGAGTGGGAGTCATTCCCTACAGAGGATGAGATTCATCGATCTAAGGAAGTAATCGCTATCCTTGAGGAGTTTACTTTCATGACTAGATGTTGCCTATGTAATGACGCAATTCCTTACAAAGACATCAAAGTCAATCTTAACAATAAGAGCTGGTCATGCGAGAAGTGTCACGCGGTAAATGGCCTCTCAAAGCCGTAAATACAGAGGATTCTCGACCGAGCGTGTGGTCGCCAAGTTCCTATCGGAGTGGTGGCCACATGCAGACATCGGTAGAGGGGCTGGAAAAGATATAACACATGTCCCGTTCGACATGGAAGTTAAGGCTAGATCGGCGTTCCAGCCGAAGGCATGGATCGATCAGGTCACAAAGAGAACAGCTAAATCTGGTGGGCTGCCTATTGTTACTTGTCGTCTTAATGGCCAAGGAGAAGGTAGTCCCCAAGACTATTTGGCCTTTATGCGACTTGGTGATCTGGTCGATCTATTGCTCAAGGCAGGTTACGGTGATTTAACCAATGATCTTGATAAACTAGAACCAACTAGATGCAAGATGTGTGGCGCGTGGGCGTTCACAGAAGTCTGCAGAATGTGTGAGAGTGATCCAGATGCCAACTTATGAGTTCGAGTGCGACAACGAAGATTGTGAGAGCAATTCAAGGATCGAGCATTGGTATCACATCAATGAACCTCATGACCTTGAGTGTCCATTCTGTCATTCACCCATGCATAAGGTCTACAGCTCTGTAGGCATATCCTTCAAGTCGCCAGGCTTCTACAGTACGGACAACAGATGAAGATAGGTAGCCTATGCACGGGCTACGGTGGTCTAGACATTGCCGTAGAAGCATTCTTCAACGCTGAGACCATCTGGTGCGCTGAGTACGATAAACACGCATCCAAGGTAATCGAGGAAAGATTCGGTTATCCCAATTACAAAGACATCAAAGCGATCAAGTGGGATGAAGTTCCAACAGTAGACATTCTAACAGCTGGTTATCCCTGCCAACCCTTCTCGGTTGCAGGTAATAGAAAGGGTGAAGATGATGCAAGACATATCTGGCCATATATCAAGGAAGCCATTCGCACAATTAGACCAAGATGGGTTGTCATGGAGAACGTTAAAGGCCATCTCTCGCTCGGCTTCGACCAAGTCCTCCGTGACCTTGCCAGTATCGGGTACGATGCAAGATGGCAGATTGTACGAGCTGCAGAAGTCGGTGCACCCCACCATCGCAGAAGACTCTTTATTGTTGCCTACCCCTCACACGGGAGTTCAACACACCACGGGCAAGTGCAGGAATTGGGGCGCGGATTTACTTCATGCTCTGACATGCACCTGCAAGAACCGCCGAAGGAATTGGATCAAGGCAAAGTAACTGCTGAATTCGTTGAGTACATGATGGGTCTGCCGGCGGGATGGGTGACAGATATAGACATCCCTAAGAATCAACACTATAAGATGCTAGGTAATGGGGTAGTTCCACAACAGGCTTATTACGCATTACATCAATTGCTAAAATCCGACACGCCATCTGATCAGGACTTATATGTTTAGCCTTGACAGGTCTGGTACTCTCAGGGCTAGAGCCCCTAAAGGGCTCACACCGAGCCGCTTGCGGATCGCTCGGGGGGTAGCCATCGCTATTGGGATATCTCTATCTATAGTGAGACCTATAGAGGTACAGGCGAACGACCTTGTCATTAAAGAGATCAAAGCATTAGCAAAGATCACACTTACTAAAGATCAATATCAATGCCATAACGAGATTGTATATAGAGAGTCAAGATGGGACTTAAGAGCTGTAGGTAACATAGGCGGTAAGAAGCAAGCCTATGGCCTATATCAGATGAAGCTTAAGAGCCTTAAGACTGCTGATCATAAGAGGCAATATTGGAAGTATTGGTACTATGTAGTACATCGATACGGTACTACTAAGCATGATGATGCTAACTATTGCAAAGCATTACATCATCTAAAGACTAAAGGATGGCAATGAAAGACCCTAGAGATAGCAGGGCTTACAGAGCCAGACGATTAGAGATACTTGCAAGGGAT